TCCTGCAATTCGTCCGGCTCGAACTCCTGCGCCAAGGCCGGTCTTAGGACGGCGCGTCATGTGCGCAACGTCGATAACGGGAGCGGCAAACGTCAAAGCCACGGCGTCCCACTCGTCAGGAGACCGCAGACCGCGCTTTCTGATGTCGTCTTTGCTTTCGAGCACAACCCGCGTGATGCTGTCGTACTTGTAGCCAGGCGCGCAGGCATCGGCCTGCAGCGCGTCAGAGTCCGGGATGTCGACGCCTGCAGGATCTTCAAGCCATTCCTTCGACTTGCCCCACATCTCGGCGCGACGATTGAGGTAGCCACCTTTCGGCTTGCCATCATCATCAAGCGGCGGCGGCTCGAGCGGAGCCGATCCAAAGTTCACGCCCTCAACGATTTCGCCATATCCCATTTCGCGCAGGCGGTCGTAGACACCGGCGCCGACCCCACCAACGTCGATGAACACTTTACGCGGCTTCTCACGATCAATCGTCTGCTTGAGCCAGCCGGCAGCTTGCATGGTGTCGAGCCTGCTCCGGCTTTCGATCTTGAGCACCTTGCGCCCGCGCCGCCACGCCATCGAATGCCTGTCCCCGCCCTTCCATGCCGGGTCATAGCCGATCACGAGTGGCCCGCTCTCCTGGCTCGTGTTCTTGCGTGCGCGCAGGACGAGTTCAGCCGGAATGAAACTGTCATGACCGCTCATCTGGAAGGCTTCGGCGGCCGTCGCCGGATACTCCTGCTTGAAGAGCACCGGGTCTTTCAGTTCGGCAATCTTGTTGCGACGCCAGACGATCTGCTCAAGCGTCAGGCGGTGTGCGTCCTGATACTCACGCTCCTCGTCGGTCGGCTCAAAGTCTGACGGCACGTCACGGCGGTATTCGTCCTGCCAGAACCACGGGATGAAAACCGCGATGTAGTCGCCAATACCGGCTTCTGCCTGCTGCCAGCGCTCGTGAAACTCTCCGCCAACGCCGTTGGCCGTGCTCTCGAGGATGATCTCAGTTCCATGCAAATCCGGAACCGCCTGGACGACGCCGGCAAAGTGCGTTGGCGCATTGGGCCAGAAGGCGACCTCGGACCCGTGAAAGAGCTGGATCGTCTGCGAGCGCCCTACGGCCTTCGTGCCAGCCGTTCCAACCGCATAGCCACTATCGAGCAAGTCGAATGCGAGTTCTTTGGCATTCGCTGCGCCGGTCTGAGGCTTTACAAGAGACGGGCAATTCTCGTGATAGCGCTCAACCATCGTGAACAGGTTGTCGGTCGCGTCCTGCTCATGCGTGAGGATGAAGCATCGGATGCCGCGATCGTGTGTCGTTCGCCAATAGAACCGGCCTCCGATATAGGTCGATATGCCTTGCTGGCGTCCTTTAAGGACGAGGGCACGAACCTTGCCAGTGGCGCGGCGTTGCTGTTCCAGGCGTTCATGCAGGAACAGTTGCGCCTTGTTCAGCACGAACGGCTGATTGCCGCCGCGCGGATCTTTCGGCCTGATCTTGAGGCAGCGCGGCGCGTAGTGAGCGAAATCCTGCTTCAGACGAAGCCGAATTGAGCGCTCGCGCTCAGACAGGCTGCTCACTCAAGCTCCTTCAATGCGTCTTCGTGCTTGTGGTGGTGAAGGTCCAGGCCACCCTCGATAGACTGAAGATCGGGCATGGTCTTCTTGAGCAGCGCAACCGCAGCCTTGACCTGCGCAGCGCTCATTTCAACGGGCTTCCCTGTTTGCACATCCGGTTCGGAAAGAGCAAACGCACACAACCTCTTACAAAGCTGTGTTGTCTGGATGGCATCACGGGCTCGTTGCTCTTGCTGCGGATTTAGTCTGGCTGCCATTTCTCAGCTTCGTGTTGCACGTGAAACATTATGCCGCTGCTCGCTCACTCAATAGGCGGCGAAGGATTTCCCGGTTGGCATCGCCAACGGTGAAACGGGTGACATTGACGGGGGCGGGCTCACGCCGAGACGGCTCTACGGGAGCGGACGCAGAGGGCGTGCCGTCGTCGTCTGATTTGACGCGGCGACGGCCGGCAAGGAAGAACCCGACAGGCGCCAGGATCAGAAGGGCGAGAGATCCAAGGCCGGCGCTGCCGAGCGTAGCGTACTGCACAGAGACCTCATCGGCGTTGATCGCTTCTTCGGGCGATTTGCCGGCGAGCAGGTTGACGAGACGCGCGGTCGTTTGAGCGATGTCGACGTTCAGGGACTGCTTGTGCTCGGTCTTGTTGGCGACCTCGCGCTTGGCGTCGATGATCGATTGCAGCTCCTTGATGCGGGCTTCGTTGCTTTCGACCTTCTCGGCGGTCGCGATGCGGGCTTCGACGTCCTTCTTCTGCGCCATCAGGTCGAGGCAGCGGCGCCTACAGCCACCGTTCTTGCGGGAACCTTCTTCGGCGATTGCCTTCTCGAGGGTCTTGGCCTGATCTCGGAGGCCATCTGCCTTGACGGTGGCCGCCCATGGTGCATCGGAGACGAGCTTTTGCTGCACCGACATGAGCATCGAGAGTTCGGAGCGGTTGCGGGCCACGTCATCCTGAGCGCCGCTGTATTTGGTATTCTGGACGCCGGTGGCCTGCATCTCGCCCTGGCGGACGCCGGTTGAATAGGTGAGCTGCTGCTCATAGGCTTTGATGCCGATCGGCACGCAGAGTGCTGCGATGATGATGGCCGAGGCGAGACGACGGTGCTCGTATTCCTCGTAGGCCGCGTCAGGCAAGAACGCGAAGCCAGCGGCGAGAGCCGCGTAGCCCACGCCATGCCAGAACGTGCCGACGCTGATGCCGGCGAGATAGCCTATGGCCATATCGACCACGAGGCATGCTGTGGCGATGGTCAGCCAGAATTTGCCGTCTGGCGTATAGGAGGCATACCTACGGGCGATCCATTTGCGCATGTGCGGTGCTCCCTGTGTAGGGACGCGATCACAGATCTGGATTGATGCCGTGGGCGCGAGCAAGCTTGCGCAGGCCCCCGACAGCATGACAGGCAGAGAAGACGTGCCGATCGCGCTCGTAGATGGCGCGAAGGGCGTCGTAGGCGGAATCTGAGATCCGGTCAGCGCGACGCATATCAGTCACCAAAGAGCGAATTAAATCGCCAATTCAAGCCGATGCGCGCCTTGTGCGACTCGGGCTTCAGCTTGCTGCCAGCCATCTCGATGTTGTCGATCAAGGTCTGGGTGTATTCGGCGTTCAGGCTCAGGTGCTTGCTCAGCATGACCTCGAGCCCGCCGCCGACCATGATGCCGTTCTTGCTGAGGTCGATGCCATCAAGCGTGAAGTCGGCGCTCTCGTATCCGATGAGGGCATAGGCCAGAAGGCCGGTGTTGAGCATGTAGCCGCCGCGGGCTGCGGCCGACCAGCTCTTGTCGTAGTCGACAACGCCGCCCGAGGTATCAACCGGGGCTTCGATGCGGCCGAGGACGCCGAGAACGATGCGCTCAAAGCGGACATCGCAGCCGAGGCCGGCGCCGATCGTCCAGCCCGAAGCGCTGAGGCTGGATGGCAATGCCGCTGTCTCATCCTTGACGCTGCTGATGGACGAGCCCGCCAGCGCGGAGACGTAGCAGCTCGGCTTGATCGCCGGGATCACGTCAGAGACGGTTGGCTCGGGCGCAGGTCCGCCCTTGTCGGCGGCTTGGGCAGTGATTGCGGCGACAACGGTGATGGCCCCCGCGACAGCGAGGGCAGCAACAAATCGCTTCATGTGGGGCTCCTAATGAACCGTTGCCGAGTCCATCTCGAGGAACTCGGCGTAGGCGTCTGGATCATCCAGCGCTTCGATCAACATGCAGACCGCGATGGCCAAGGCTTCGCGGGTCGGAATGTTGTATTCTTCGAATCGTTCGGCGAGTGCCCCGATCAAGTCGGGCACGTCATCCTCTAGGGACATTGAGTCTGTGCTAGCCGCGATATGCGCGAAGGATCGCGCGGGGCCTGGGTCGGCTGCTTGACTGACTATTGCCTGCTGCTAAGCCGCAGGTGGTTGCCGGCATCCCGTCATGCGCGTGAATATGTGATTTGCTCGATTGTGGCAACCCCCGCCACAATTTATTTGGAGGTGTGGCGGGTAGGACTCAGTTGTTTCCTCGCGTGCTCCCTGATGGCGGCGGCGATTTCGCACTCTGGTGTGAGCGTGCCGAGTGCCCTTGGTGAGTATGCTCGCCTCGCAGCCGTCATGTCCTCGGCGATCTGAGCGGCTTCCTCGAAGGCTTGGGCGCGGGCGGAGCCGATGAAACTTCCGAAGTAGACACCCATCGCATCGACGGCTTGCATGCCCGCTTCGTCAGGGGTCAGACCTGGCCCTATCTCAACCGTTCCGCCCTCATAGAACTTGATTATGAAGTTCTTATCGTCGCTGAATGTAATGCAGATGGAGTTCGGCCTGACATCGTTGATGCTCATCTCGTCCTCTCAGAACAGATACCTCGGCGGGTCGTTGGGCTCACGCGGCTTTCGCTGGCGGCGGGCGATGGCCAGGAAACAGGCCAACACCCCAACGCCAAGTCCTGCAACAAACGTCTCGGCAAGCAATACTACGTCGGTCATTTCTTTCCCTTTGCCTTCCTGTGGGCGGTCAAATCGTATCGCCACTTGATGAGCTGGTACAATTCCGGGCGCTCATTCAGCAGCCACGCAATCGTGGCGACAGGGCCAGGTACCTCCTTCGTCGCGTCATCGGTCCATTTCTCGCCAGAACGGCGGGTTGCCCCGAGCAGTAGGCCAAAGCCCCCTCGGGAGATGCCGATTTCACTCAGGATGTCACGCAGCTCTTTGGGTGTCATGCGAAAGAATTAACGGATTTCGAACGTCAATGCACGAACTTTTTTCGCAAATAGGCGTGGAAAACCGCTTGACGTATGCGAAGAATATTCGTATCTTCAAATCATCAGGTCTCTCCCTGATGCAGCAACTAGACGCCTCCGGGCGTCCTTTTCCTGCACCAGCAGGCGGGCCGAGACGGTGTAGGCGCACCGACCCGGCCCTGATCATCAATCCTTGTCTGAGAAGGAATGACGACTATGAATACGCATACGACAATCCGCTCCTATCCATCAATCGGCTTCGGAGCGTTCTTCGCCTTGGTGACGGGTTACGTGCTCTTCAATGACTTGTGGCACGGCGCCCAGCTCACCACGTCTCACGCGCTCTCGCTGGCGGCTCTCGTCGGCGCTCTTGCCGCCGGTCACTATTCCATGCCGGCGATCAAGTCGGGAGCGTACGTTGCCGGCATAATTCTCGGCATCGTGTTCGTCGTCTCGACGTTCTACATCGTCGTCTCGAACGGATCACGCAACGCCGAGACCGCCGCCAACAAGGCCGCCGCGATCCAAGCCGCCAATGCGGTACGGACGCGGGAAGAAGCCCAGCTTGCCAAGGCTGAAGCGATGCTCGCCGAGGCCCAAGGCAAGATGGCCAAGGAATGCGCCACCGGCAAAGGCACTCGCTGCCGGGGCGTCATGGCGACGGTTGACGTGTACGAAGCCGCCATCAAGGGGCACATGGCCACGCTGGCCAGCCTACCAGCCCCCAAGATGGTCAACCGGTTTGATCGTGCTGCCCGCATCTTCCAGTCTTGGGGCTTGCCCATCACGGTCGAATGGCTTGAGCTCAACATGGATTTCATCACCGTGCTGATCTCAGAGTTCGCGACGATTGCTTTCTTCAAGCTGGCGTTCGGCCACAAGCGGGCGCCTCGTCCTGTCGAGCCCGAGTTCAAAGACGCCGACCTCATGCCGGTCCCGGAAGAAACGGAAATCGAGAAGCGTTGGGTGCGGGCCTTCCGGAAAGAGAATGGCCGGGACCCGACCTTCAAGGAGATCAAGGGGCGGTTCCCTCATCTCCCGAAGTCAACGGCCTCGGTTTGGAGACGGGCCGCGTAAACAGACCACCTCACTAAAGCGCCCCGCCGGTTCATCCGAGCGGGGCTTTTGTTTGTTTCAGTGTCTGACGCAGAACGCGCCACCCCGCCGTATGTAGTGCCTCCAATATCAACAACGCCTTGCGTCGCTCATTGGGACCAATCAAGCCAGGGTCGTCCATCCGCCATTCGGACAACATACGCGCAATGACTTTCTGTGGATCATCGTAGCTCAAGCAATCATCCTTTCAGTTTGCAGGGGGCCGGTTCCCGTCGCCGGAGAGAGGTGTGGCTCTTAGCCGTCCGACCGGAACGGCCCCTCCCTCGCCCTGCAATTTTGTATCCGATCACACCTGTTCATGGTGTTCACGGCTGTTCATGGCTGTTCATGGCGCGAACTATCACGGTCGTGCACCATTCGCACCATGCCATATGCGCCCACATCTGCACTTGATATTCCCCACCGACCTTCTCAATGAAATCGTGGTTCACCAGCCATTGTTCGGTCTCACGGCGCATTCGACGCGGCAGCCCGATAGCAACAGCCTCGAACGCCTTAACATGCGTCGTTGTCCCGCCCGCATCGCGAATTGGATGTCTCACGCCGCCCTCTCGATGTTGTCGATGGTGGTGTTGATGATCAGCTTCTTGCCCATGAATTCACCTTTCAGCTGGACGTGTTCACCACGCACTGAACAAAGCAGAACAGGCATAGACGCGAATGGACCGTCTTTGGCTCTGACGCGCTCCCCGATGCGGTAGGTGCGGCGATCGTGAAGCGCCGCGTTGTGCATCTGCTCGAGATCACGGATGCGCTCGATCTCGGCATCGGTGACGACGGCGGGGCGGTCGTCGTCAACGGTCAACCAGTCGATGACGTGTCGTGTCGAGGCGATGTCGTGCCAGGGCATGGAGTCGATGCAACCCGCAAAGACGTATCCAGGCATTATCGGACGCGGCCTCTCGATGCGCCTGCCGCGAAGCGTGACGACGTTGCGCTCCATGGGGACGTAGGTCTTGAGCCCGAGGCCCCGGCGAAGCTCGTTGGCGAGCCAGCGCTCCCTCATGGTCATGCAGCGAAGGATGTGCCAGGTGGTCATGCTTTGCTCCTGTTGGCTCGGAGCCCCTTCTCGATGCGGGCGGCCTTCCGATGCTTCGCGCCCCTGAGAGGTTTCGGCGTCTTGTCGATCGGCTTCACCCTCTGCTTGCCGGTGGCGTCGGTGGTGATCTTGATGTCCTTGATGCGGGCGAGCTGCATCTCCCTCCAGACATGAGGACAAACCGGGATGCGGGCGTTCACGCTGGCAAACAGATCGGCAATGCGGTGGATGTCGGCTTCTTTCATCCCGTCACCTCATCGCTATGCCGAACGCCACGGCAATGGCCGCGAGCTCGATCGTTGAGATTCCGCCAGCCCCCTTCCACGATTTGAGAACTCGGATGGCGAGGAACACCAGGGCCGCGAAGTAGGCGAGCGCCATCAGTCTCGGAAACAACGCGAACACCTGGTTGCCGATCGAGATCAGGGCGGAAAGGTCGAATTGCTGGGCTTTCATGCGGCTATCCCTTCTGCTTTGAGGATCGCGCGGCCGATGAGCTCGGGGATCTGCGGGACGACGGCGTTGCCTAGTCCTTTAAGGCGGTCCACCCGAGAGGAAACCCCATGAGCCAATCGACCCACGTCGGGTTCAATGAGCCACCAACCACATGACAAAGTTGACTCTGGCCCTCCCCTCTGCGCGTTCCGCCTTTCGCATCCACGCAATTCGGGGTCGGCCACAATTTGCCCCTCGTGGTTCCAGACTTTAGGAAATG